CACGGTTACGTGCCAAATGTTGCATAACCTCGTCACTTGTTCAGAACTGCCGAGGTTATGTAACATAGGCAATATTGTTTATGCCGAGCGCCATAGTTCGTGCCGTACGCGAAATGCGACACCCCCAGTATAGTTTTATCTATAATTTGGGTATGTTAGTTAGTGCTCACTAACCTATAAAAACCAAAAGTTTTGCGTTTATTTGACATTTGTGTACACAGGTGCCGCACTTTGTATGGGTTGCGTATGGGTTCTTTTAAAAACGCCTCTTTTTTGTGCAGGTACTATCGCAATGATTACAAAAGCAAATGCTGAAAACAATACATATTTTGGCAGGGTAGTAACAGTAGTAAGGGTTATTTCTTTTTTATTATTTTTAAAAAAAAAAAAAAACAATATAGGACGGAGTAACTCGTTTAGACCCTGCCTTCTGTTACTTAGGTTACAATCGTAAAACCGCCCCTTGGCATGAAAATAAACTTTGGCTGGGGCGGGTGTGTACACATTTTTGTATAAGTAGGTTATGAAACGAAAAAGTTTACGGACAGGCAGGCCCTACCGCCGCGGTGACATACGGCAGGATGGGTACGTGTTCTTCAACTACACCGGCACCCTGCGGTCCGACGGGTACTACGGGGAGCGTTGGCTCTCCCCCGCGGCCTCCGAGAGGGCGCGCGTCAGTAACGCGGCGCGTATGCGGGTGAGGTATGGCCATTAGCGCCCTGACCCTGATACCCACCCCCGGGGCGTGGATGAGCGCCCGTGACCTAGTGATCGGGGACTACGTCTTCGGGGCGGATGGCCTCCCCAAGCAAATCACCTTGGTGCAGGCCTACACCCCTGCTGAGACTTTCTGGGTGGAGCTTGACGACGGTCTGGGGGTGCAGGGGGACAAGAACATGGCCCTGCATCTGGAGGACAAGAAGTACCGCATCAACCTCTGCGAGCACCTAGCCTACCGGGCGCAGCCCGGGGCCTACCGGACGCACTTCACGCGGGCACTTAAGCGCCGCACCGCCCCCGAGCTGATGGAGGAGGGGCTGCTGCACCGTGACGGCCGGGCGCAGTACTCCATCCCCAACGCCAAGCCACTCCAGTACCCCACCCGTGACCTGCCCGTCCCCCCGTTTATTGTGGGTCTGTGGTTCGGGAGGCGCGGCCGTAGCCGCAAGCTGCCCCTGCACGAGAGCAACTTCGAGTACGTCACCGAGCGCCTGCGTGGGTTTGGCTACAGGACCCTCCGCAAAAAGAAGCCCTACTACGAGATCGCCCCCAAGGTGCCCAACGCCTTCCTGACAAACTACGCAAGGATACCCACCGTCATACCCGAGGAGTACCTCAGGGGGTCGCTGGAGCAGAGGCACGACCTGTTGCGCGGCATAATCTGCGCCAAGCCCTACACCTACGTCCAAGAGGAGGACGAGTACCAGTTCCGTGACCCCGACTGGCGCTTCCTGACCCGGGTGCAAGGAATTTGTGAGTCCTTGGGCATAAAGACCCGCCTCTTTGAGGTGCAGTACCGCCGGCAGTGGCGCCTGACCTTCAGGACGGACATCGAACTTGTCGTCGAACGGACAAAAAAGCAACAGGTACCGCGCCACATGCGCCGTTTTATCAAAAAAGTGTACCCATTCAAGCCAGAGCCCTGCATACACATCGAGGCGGGTGGCACGTTTCTTGCAGGGGAGGGATTCATAGCCGTATGTTGACCAAAAATCAGGAAAAAACCTTAGCAACCTTCGCAAAGCTCAATAAACACTGGCCCAAGGAGCAGCTTGACCTTGCGCTATGGCGTGTGAGGTGGGAGCTGACCGCCATGCCGCACCAAAAAGAGCCCGAGGAGGAGTACGACACCTTTTTTATGTGCGCCGGCCGGGGCGCGGGGAAGACCCACACCGCCTCCAACTGGATTGGCCTCCGGGCGGCCATGTACAGCAACACCCGGTGGCTCGTGGCGGCCCCCACAAGCTCAGACATCCGGGCGACTAACTTCGAGGGTGACTCGGGGCTGCTAAATATCATCCCCCCGAGCCTAATAAAGAGCTACAATAAATCTCTTTTTGAGATAGAGCTAAAGAACGGCAGCCTGATACGTGGCATACCGGCCTCCGAGCCCGAGCGGTACCGCGGCAGCCAATGGCACGGGGCGCACCTTGACGAGCTGGCGGCGTGGGAGTACCTAGATGACTCCTACGACCAGATTCAGTTCACCCTGAGGCTGAAGGACCCCCGCCTCGCGAGTGTGCAGCAGATCATCACCACCACCCCCAAGCCCAAGGAGCTGATCGTAGACCTCGTGGAGGGTAAGGTGGGGGGCAATGTGTATATGGTCAACGTCTCCTCCTACGCCAACCGGGCGAACCTGTCGAAGAGCTTCTTTAACGCCCTCGAGAGCTACGAGGGGACCGACTTAGGTAAGCAGGAGATCGAGGGGAAGGTGCTCGACCCCGAGGACGTGGGGATAGTCAAGCGCAAGTGGTTCAAGATGTGGCCCGCGAAGAGGGAGACGCCCAAGCTGGAGTACGTCATCGCAAGCTACGACCCCGCCACCTCCGAGAAAACCCAGAACGACCCCACGGCCTGCACGGTGTGGGGGATATTTGAGAATCAGGACGTCGGGACGTGCGCCATCCTGCTCGACGCGTGGGACGCCCACATGTCCTACCCCGAGCTGAGGAAGCGCGTCATCGCGGACCACAAGGAGGTCGTGTACGGGGCGGACAACACGTTCGGGAAGGGGCGCAAGTCGGACTTGGCGCTGATCGAGGACAAGTCGGCCGGCATATCCCTGATACAGGAGCTCCAAGGCTCCGGGATAGCGGTGAGGTCGTACAACCCCGGCCGTTCGGACAAGGTGCAGCGCATGAACATCGTGGCGCCCCTGATAGCGAAGGGGAAAATCTACATACCCGAGGACGCCAAGCTCACGGGGCAGTTCGCGGACTGGTCCAAGCGGTTCATGCGCCAAGTCTGCTCCTTCCCCGAGTCCGGGGGGCACGACGACTACGTCGACAGCCTCTCACAGGCACTGCGCATCCTGCGCGACTCCGGGTGGCTCCAGCTTGACATGCTCCCGGCGAGGGACTTTGAGTACGCGGACGACCGCAGGAAGCGCGTGAACCCGTACGCCCAGTAATTTAGGCTCTAAGGCTGCTTGCGCCTAATATCTGGGGCGGTAACCCCTGATTTTTTGCATAAGTGGTTATAGGTACCCAAACAACCACAACGACGGCGCCATGACACCTTTCAAGACCCCGAAGCAGATGATGATGGAGATGGCCGGCCTCCCGCACTACGCTGGGGGCCGCGAGGTGTTTGGTAAATATGTATCCTCGGGCGTCAAGCAGCTCATGGACGAGGCCGTCAAGCGTTTCACCCGGTCCGCCGGCCGCGCCCCGCACGCGCAGGAGATGGCGGAGCTCGAGCAGCACGCCCAGCAGTTCGCGAAGCCCCCGTACACCCCCAAGACGGACCCCGTGACGCAGGCACGCGCCGCGCACGCCCTGAGGGTCGACCCCAATATAAACACCGAGATGGCGCCGATCTACGCCCGGGACCCGTTCCTGACGCAGCAGGCCTTCGGCCGCGGCGTGAAGGGCACCCACTTCGCACCCGATACAATGGACATAAACGACCCAAAAGTGGCCCAAATGGTCGGCGAGGAGGTCGGCGGCTTCCGCAGCGCGGGCAAACCCGAGACAAGCCTGACCCCCGGCGCCCAGTGGATGGGGGAAAGGTCAGACGACGTCATAGCCCGGCAGCTGGGGGGCAAGGGCGACATCGGTGGGCAGCTGAAGCAGGCCTTCCTCGAGAAGACGGGCAGGAACCCCAACGAGGACGAGATGAACGCCCTCATCGCCGCGTTCAACCCGGCGAGGCACAACTTCACCGGGCAGGAGATTGGGGACGTGCTGCTGCAGCGCCCCAAGAGCCGGGTGGGCATGCCCGAGTGGCGCGAGAACGCCCGGGCAACAGGAATCCCGGAGTCGTACACACAACTCAGCCCCGGGAACTACCGCGAAAATCTCAAAGATGAGATGGCGCTCGCGAGCGGGCAGGTCCCCTCCGCGCTGCCGGAGTTTGAGCGTGAGGCGGCCAAGATAGCGAAGCGCCGCAACCGCCCGGCACCCGAGCCAAAGGAAGTAACCTACGACGAGAACGGCGTCCCGCACTACCACTACGCCGGGGGCGGTGCCATCACCCCCCGCGACATGCAGGCCGACCTGATGGTCAACAACCGCTACGCCGAGGGCCGCACCGTCTCCCCAAGAGAGTTTATGGGGGCTCAAGGCGTCCGTCAAGCGGAGTACCTGAAAAATTTGCAATCCTCGACAGATCAAAGAGAGAAAGAGTACGCGCAACGGATGCAGAGACAAAGACAACAACAAATAGACGCGCAGCGGGCGCACGACACGGCGCTGTACAATCAGGAAGTTCAGGCGCTAGAAGAAAGGCAGTTGAAAGATAGCCCCACGCAGGGTGGCCTGCCGTTTAGGCCGTTTGGGGTAGACACGGGGTACACCATGCCGGAGTTTATGTCAAACGCACTGGCCGCGTCAGGAAAAAATTATATGGGCTACGCGCGCGGCGTGCCGCAGGCCTTTGGCATGGGCGACCAAAAAGAAATAGACGCCGCGGCGGAAAGAGACAGCCCCCTTATGGAAACCGGAGCGGGGATGATTGGAAGCGCGGTGCTGGACCCCCTGAACGCGGTGCCCTTTGCGGCGAACACCTATAGAAGCGCCGCGGGGATGGGCGCGTTAATGGGCGCCATGCAGCCGGTGACAACCCAAGAAAATTCTAGTGTCGCGCAAGGGAAACTTGAGAACGCAGCGACTTCAGGGGCGCTTGGCGCCGGCATATTGGCAGCCTTGCGCGGCGCCGGACGCGGGGCACGATACACCGCAAATAAAGGCTCTAACGCCCTTGAGGCGATGTACAACCGAATCAGGAACCAGTAGAAATCTATGGCTCTCCCTACACTCCCCATGCAGCAGGGCGCTAACCTCCCCGACCTAGAGTCGGACAAGACCGTCGAGGAGGCGCGCAAGCAGCAAGAAGAGATCGAGCACTACGAGGAGGCGCTGGGGCTGGAGCCCGAGCAGGCCGAGCAGGAGGTCATAGAGCTCGACGACGGGTCGGTGGTGATTAACTACCGAGACAAAGAGGGCCCCGGGGAGAACCCCGAGTTCTACGCCAACCTAGCGGAGAAATTCGATGAGTCAGTACTTGACCAGCTTTCCAATGAGTACTTGGACTACGTTGACGTCGACCGGGAGTCGCGTAAGGAACGTGATAAGCAATACGAAGATGGTCTGCGTAGAACCGGCCTCGGTAAGGACGCCCCCGGAGGCGCAACCTTCGACGGAGCCTCTAAGGTTGTACACCCCGTCATGGCGGAGGCGTGCGTAGACTTCGCCGCCTCCGCGTCAAAGGAACTCCTGCCACCCGATGGCATAGTCAAATCTGAAATCCGCGGCGACGCGGACAGGAAGCGCACGGAGACCGCCGAGCGCAAGGTGACCTTCATGAACTGGCAGCTGGTGGAGCAAATCCCCGGCTACATAGACGAGATGGAGCAGCTCCTGACCCAGCTCCCGCTGGGTGGCTCGCAGTACCTGAAGTGGTGGTTCGACGAGGAGCAGCGGCGCCCGGACTGCGAGTGGGTCCCGATCGACAACGTCCTGCTGCCCTACGCCTCCACGAACTTCTACACCTCACCAAGGATCACCGAGGTACAGGACATCACGGAGGACACGTACGTCAGCCGCATCGAGCAGGGCATCTACCGCGACCTAGAGAACGCCGGCACCCCCTCCGAGATAGAGGTGGACAAGAAGACACGATCCCAGCAGGCCAACGACAAGATCGAGGGCAAGAGCGCCCCCGAGAAGAACATTGACGGCGTCCGGCGCGTCTACGAGATAACGTGCTACCTGCGCCTCGAGGAGGACAAGGAGTCCGAGGGCAAGCGCGCGCCGTACATCATGACGATCGACGAGAGCTCCGAGAAGGTGCTTTCGCTGTACCGCAACTGGGAGGCCAACGATGAGAAGCGAACCAAACTGGACTGGATCGTGGAGTACAAGTTCATCCCTTGGCGAGGGGCTTACGCCATTGGACTTCCTCATCTTATCGGTGGCCTTTCTGCTGCTCTTACCGGGGCTCTTAGGGCTCTACTTGACGCTGCTCACATCAACAACAGCCAGACAATGCTTAAGCTCAAGGGTGGACGCATATCTGGACAGTCTGACCGCATAGAGCCCACGCAGGTTCTGGAGATCGAGGGCAGCCCGGGGGTGGACGACATCCGCAAGCTGGCGATGGCCCTCCCGTTCAACCCACCCTCCAGCGTCCTGTTTAATCTGCTTGGGTGGCTGACCGACGCCGCGAAGGGGGTCGTGACGACCGCCGAGGAGAAGATCAAGGACGCCAACGCCAACACCCCCGTGGGCACAACGCAGGCGCTGATCGAGCAGGGAGCCAAGGTGTTCTCCAGCATCCACGCCCGCATGCACCGCTCGCAGGCGAAGACCCTCAAGATTCTCTCCCGCATCAACCACTGGTACCTCGAGGACATGGACAACCAGTCCGGCACCGAGATCGAGGTGCGGGACTTCGCGGACAACAACGACATCCGCCCGGTATCGGACCCAAACATATTCTCCGAGACCCAGCGTCTGGCGCAGGCTCAGGCCGTGCTGCAGCTGGCCACACAGGCGCCGCAGCTGTACGACCTCAGGGCGGCGCACCGCCGCATCCTGAAGCAGATGAAGGTGCCCGCCATAAACGAGATTCTGCCCGACCCGGACGGCATCAAGGAGTCCAACCCGGCACTCGAGAACGTGGCGATGGTCATGGGGCGACCCGCCGCGGCCTACCCAGACCAAGACCACATCAGCCACATCCAGACGCACCTGATGTTCGCGGTGGACCCAAACTACGGCAGCAACCCGGTCATCGGGCCGGCCTTCGCCCCGCACGTGCTGGACCACATCAAGCAGCACATGACCCTCTACTACCTGCAGTCCATGCGCGGCTACGTGGCGCAGGCCTCCGGCGGGGAGGACACGATGAAGCTCCACGAGGAGCGCCCCCTCGACAAGGACTCCCAGAAGGCGCTGGCTCTGGCCTCCCAGATGGTGATGCAGGACTCCCAGCAGGCCTTCGCGCAGATACAGCCTCAGGTGCAGCAGCTGGCGCAGAAGGTGCAGCAGGCCCAGCAGGCGCAGCAGGAGACCGCGGCGCTGGCGGACCCGACCGCTCAGGTGCTGATGAAGACCCAGATGGCGGAGACCCAGCGCAAGGCGCAGGAGTTCCAGAGCCAGATGCAGAGCGACATGCAGAAGACGCAGCAGGACTACCAGCTTAAGGTTGCGGAGCTCTCCCAGAAGGTTCAGGAGCTCGCGGTCAAGTACCAGACCCAGACCGCGATCGACAGCCAGAAGAACGCCACGACCATCGCCCTCGCGAACATCGACAACGCCGCCAAGGAGCGCGTGGCGATGATAAACGCCGGGGTGCAGTTAGACACGCAGCAGGCGCAGCTGGAGCACGAGCAGGAACTTTCGGCGATCGAAGCCATACAGGCCGCCAGCACGGACATCCGTCAGCACGGTCTGGCCGTGGAGCAGCAGCAGTTCCAGAGCGCCGCGGAGCAGGTGGCGAAGCAGGCACAGGCCGCGCAGGAGCACCAGCAGGGCATGGAGCAGAAGAGTCAGCAGGGGCAACTAGACCTGCTGCAGTCAGGCCAAGAGCACGGGCAGGCGCTGCAGCAGGGCGCTCAGGACGCGCAGAACCAGTCCATGCAGTCGGGGCAGGAGCACGGGCAGGCACTAGAGCAACAGGCCGCGCAGCCACAACAACAACCACAGACACCCATTTAGGAGACACCCATGAGCGACGAGAACCTTAAAGGCTTCCGGCAGACGTACCAAGAGACCGGCAAGGCCAGCTCCGGCGGCGGCCCGGCGGCAAAAGTAGAGAAGGGCGTGTCCGGCTCGCACCGCGACAACAACTGGAAAATCGGCGCCTCGCAGGCCAAGCTGCGCCTTGCCGGTAAGATCGGCCCCAAGAATTTGGTGGAATATACAAAATAGTAGGGCGGGTTTGTCATAGTTTTTGCATAAGTTAATATATGCAAGACATAATTCGCGAGATACTGAGGCGCGTAGGCGCCGCAAAGATTTTGCTGGAGAGTTCCGTAGCCTCCGGCACAAACATCCACAGCTTTGAGGCATACCAACGCCTCGTGGGTAAAAGGGAGGGCCTGTCAGAGACCCTCGACATTATCAATGACATCCTTACGGAGGATGACGAGAAGGAAACATGAAAGAAAAAATCGAGCCCGATTTGAGGACAGAGGCAGAGGTATTTCCACAGGTTGACCCCGGGGTAGACATTGTAGGTGACCGGGTTCTGGTGCAGTTGCGCAGGACTAAGTCTAAATCGCGCGGCGGCATCGTTCTGGTTCAAGAGACCAAGGACACCGTGAAATACAACGAGGTCGTTGCGAAGGTAGTTTCAATTGGTCCGCTGGCGTACAAATCGCCAGACACGCTAGAAACGTGGCCTGAGGGCGCGTGGTGCAGCGTTGGGGACCTCGTCCGCACCATCAAATGGGGCGGCGACAGGTGGACAGTCGACCTAGACGACGACAACGACCCCGTAGTTTTCATCATTGTAGGCGCCAGAGAGGTGATCGCGAGGATTCGCAGCTTCGAGGACGCGCGCAAGATGAAATCCTTTGTAGACTAATACTTTGAAGAAAGTAGAGCATGTCCGAAGAAAATAAAGATAAAGATATAAAGATCAAGGAGCAGGCCGACGGCAGCGTCATCGCCTCGGTGGGCCCTGACGAGAACGCCTTCCCGGAGGATCAGGAGGGTAAGTCGCCCGAGCACGACGAGAACGAGGTCAGCCTCGACCGTGGCTCGGAAGACAGCGACGACGGGTCTGGGGATAGCCCGGACGAGAGCGACGAGGACCGTGAGGCGATACGTGAGGCACGGCGTGAGGAGCGGCGACTAAAGAAGGAGCTCTCCAAGCAGCGCGAGGCCTCGTCGAAAAACAAGATCAGCAGCCTCGAGAAGCGTAACGAGGAGCTGGCTCGGCGGTTAGCGGCCGTGGAGTCCACGGCGGCGTCCTACCAGTTCGCCCAGATAGACAAGGCGATAGAGGACGAGGCGACACGCGTCGAGTACGCCAAGATGAAGATGATGCAGGCCGCGCAGGCCGGTAACGCGGAGGAGCAGGTCGAGTACCTCGACCAGCTGCAGGACTCCAAGAACCGGTTGAATCAGGCGCAGGCCTACAAGAAGCACCAGCTGGAGCAGGTCAAGCGGCCCCCGCAGAATGTCCCGAACACTATCTCGATGGAGGTTCAGCGCAACGCGACGGGGTGGCTGAAGAACAACAAGTGGTACGACCCGCAGGCGAGGGACACAGACTCAAAGATTGCCAAGGTAGTAGATCAGGAACTCACGGCCGACGGCTGGGACCCATCCGACTCAGAGTACTGGGACGAATTGGACAACAGGCTGTCGGACAGACTTCCACATAGGTACGTTTCACGAGAGGGTAGGACAATGCGCAGAGCTGGCCCCACGTCGTCTAACAAAACGGCGAACCCGGGGATCAAGTCCGCAACGTCAATCACTCTAAGCCGTGAGCGGGTTCAGGCCATCAAGGACGCCGGTTCGTGGGACGACCCCGCCAAGCGTAGCAAGATGATTAAGGCCTACGCCAGCTACGACCGTCAGAACCGTACCTAAGGATAATATACCATGGCAAATACAAGAATTAAGCGCGACCTAGACGAGCGAATGGCCGACCGGGCGCAAGAGGTTATGAAGAGTACCGCTGAGAGTGGTGGCTCGAGTGAAAATGCACGCAGGGAACGCCTCGACGCGTTCCGGGATAAATGGCAGAACAGTGCGCTGCCGGAAATTCCTAGGGAGTCAATCCCCGGGATGCACCTGTGCTGGTTGAGCACCACAAACCAGTACGACAGTATCGACAAACGTATCGCGTTGGGCTATGAGCCGGTGAAAGCCTCCGAGTTGGGCAAGGGCTTTGAAATGCTGGGCAAGATGAGTTCGGGCAAGTTTGAAGGCTGTGTATCTTGTAACGAGATGGTTCTTTTTAAGTTGCCGGAAGATGTCTACCAAGAAGTGATGCACATGCTGCACCTCGAGGACCCGCTGGAACATCAGCGGAATGTCACCTCGCAGTTGCGCGGCGCCGCCGAGCCGGGTAAGGGCGGCAAGTCAATCTTGGAGGGGGGTCTTCTGGAGATGGAGAAAGAGGCCAATCGAGCAAACAAAAACATCCGTTTTCAATAACCATTTAGACAAAGGAATTAACAATGAGTACAGTACTCAAGCCCTTTGGCCTGAAGCCCGCGTATCACCCCAGTGGCCTCGACCGTGCGATCCCTTTCGCCGGGCAGCAAGCTGATGGTACTACGAAGACCTACACGTTGGCGTCTGGTGCATTTTACCAGTACACCCCGTTGGGTATCGGGACTGCAGGTCTTCTGACTGTTGCGGCAACCGCTGGAACTGGTGGCGCCACGGCGTCGCAGGTGTTCGGTAGCTTCGACGGTGTGGAATACACCAACACCGACGGTCGGCGTTCGGTAGCCAAGTACATCACCGCCGCGACTGCCGCAGCTGTGACGGAGATCACGTTCTGGATTTTCCAAGACCCCTCACTGGTCTACGAGATTCAGGCGACCGGCTCCATCGACGCGAACAGCATCGGTCTGCAGTATAACTTCTCTCCGACCTCTGGCTACCTCACGACCTCTGGCACCGCCATTGGCGTCGGTGGCGCGGGCTTCTCCACCACTGCCCTGAACCCGACCGCTGTTGCGGCCAGTGCTCAAGGCCAGCTGCGTGTGTATGGTCTGGGTCGCGATGTCGCCGTGCCGGCCGGTTCTGCCGTTAATGCTTGGAATGATGCCTACACGATCGTCCAAGTCCAGATCGCCAACAACAGCTTCACCGCCAATAAAACGGCCCCCTAACCAACGAAAGGATTAAGCAATGGCAACTCCAATGCGTAGTACAGACTTTCGTGCGGTAGTCGAGCCGATTATCAACGAAGTCTTTGATGGTGTGTATGCCCAACGTGATGATGAGTGGAAGGGATTTGTAGAACAAATCACCGGCATTCCGCGCAACTACCACGAAGAGGTCATGCTGTTCGGTATGAACGCGGCCCCCGAGATGCCCGACGGCACCCCGGTAAGCTACGATCAGGGTGGTACGCTGTACATCACCCGCTTCGTCTACAAAATCTACGGCCTCGCTTACGCGTTGACGAAGGTTCTGATGGAAGACGGGGATCATATCCGTATCGGCAGCACCTTCGCCAAGCACCTCGCTCAGTCGATGATTGAGACCAAAGAGACCCTGTGCGCCAACATCCTCAACTTCGCGTTCACCTCCGGCTACAACGGCGGCGACGGCGTGACGTTGATTAACACGGCACACCCGATCTCCAGCGGTCAGACCTACAGCAACTCGCTCTCCACCGCGGCCTCGCTCTCGCAGACCTCGGTCGAGCAACTCCTCATTCAGATTCGCTCCGCCGTCGACAACAACGGTAAGCGTATCCGCCTGAAGGGTGAGCAGCTGGTGGTCCCCCCGGCTCTGGAGTTTCAGGCCGAGGTCATCCTCAAGTCCGTCCTTCGTTCTGGCACCGCTGACAACGATCTTAACCCGATCAAGTCGACCGGCATGCTCCCGAAGGGCACCCACGTAGTTACCCGTATGAGCTCCTCGAAGGCATGGTTTATCCAAACCGACGCCGAGAACGGCCTCATGCTGGTGATGCGTCGCCCCATGGAGAAATCCATGGAGGGGGACTTCGAGACCGACAGCATGCGCTACAAGGCCACGGAGCGTTACGCTACCGGCTGGCACGACGCGCGTAACCTGTTCGGTACCGCCGGCCTGTAAAGTCCGATGGTATAAGGAGGGGGCACTGAGTTATCGGGGCCCCCTCTCTAAAGAACCGGCAATCCGGTAGCAAGTGGAGTGTGGGTGGGAACGATAAACCCGTTGCCACACAGCCGGCGCTTTAGAAAAAGGGGTTCCGATTTGTCGGAGCCCCTTTTCTTTTGTGGGTTTTAGGGCGAATTTAGTCCAATTTTTGTATAAGTAGTTATAGGAAGATTCACCCCACTCAGACGGCCAATACTTCCGGGCTCGACGACTTAGTGACTGTTTGGGGCAACCTCTAAGTAAGGAAACCGACATGTCCAGCACCTTTACCTCCCCCCTGCGCATATTCAAGCGTAACAACCCCACCAACGACGGCACGATTGCCCCGGACAACACGGGCGCCCTGACCGCCACGCAGGAAAGCTACATCACCAACCCGATCGCGGCCACGACCGCGGTGACAACCGTCCTGACCACGGCCGACGTAGGCTCGACGACGGTGACCCCGTACGTCATCCCGGCCGGCTCTAACATTCACTCGTTTCGGATGTTCCAGACCGTCGCGGCCGGCGGCCTCGTCGGTGGTGTCATCACCGTCGCCCTCGTGGACAGCGCGGCTGTCACGACCACCATCGGGACGATCACCCCGACAGCGGCCGGCGGCGTAATCGCTGGCGTGTTCTCGGCCACGGCCGCAGTCGCCGCGCTGGTCAACAACGTCGGCACCTCCGACGTCACCCTGACCTTCACGGCGGCCACGGTCACGACCCTCAGCAGCGGCTCGCTGGGCGGGACCTTTCAGGTGAGCTACACCCCCCGCAACTACGACGGCTCCATCACCGCCTACGGTGCCGGCCTCACAAACTCATAATTAACGGCCTTTCCGCCCCCTCGGGGGCGGTTCGTTTAACATAAAGGAAATTAGTTATGACATTCTCAACAGATGTATATGGGGCACACCTAAACGCGACGGGGACCGCCTACGCGGCCGAGACGCGCGTCAAGGGGTACCAAGTGGCACCCGGGGCCGCCGGGACCATTACCTTCCGTGACGGCGGGGCCAGCGGCACCGTGCGGCTCGAGATAGACACGACCGTCAACACGGCGATCATCTCCACACTGATACCCGGGAACGGCATCCGGTTCTTCACGGACGTCCACGTCACCCTGCCCGCCTCGACAGCTATCACAGTGTTCTACGGGTGACGGGTGTCCGTCTACCTAGACACCCGCGGCAACTCCGTGCTCTCGGTTGCGATCTGCGACCGGTGCAGCAGGAAGTTTGCCTACACAGAGCTCATGCCCGACCCTAACTTCCCGGGCATGCGCGTCTGCTCGGTCGATCTAGATAAGTTCGACCCGTGGCGCCTGCCCGCTAGGCAGACAGAGAACATAGCACTGCGCTTCCCGCGCCCCGACGTCTCCGTTGCGCTGCCAGACAGTCAGCTCTGGACGGAGGACGGGAATGCAATGTTCATCGAGGGCACACCCTACGGCGAACCCGGCGCGCCCGGCGACTTAGAACAATAATAGAGAGAGTCCATGGCCGACCGTCCGATTACCCAGCTACCCGTTGCAGTCTCCCTGATAGGCGGGGAGGTGACGGTTGTCGTCCAAGGCGGCACGACAAAGCAGATACTCCTCACAGACTTCCCCTCAGGACCCCCGAACGGGGCGGCCGGGGGCGACCTTAGCGGCACCTACCCCAACCCCTCACTGGCGCTCAACGGGGCCGTGGCGGGCACCTACGGCACGGCCTCGACCGCCACGCTGGTCACGCTCGACGCCAAGGGGCGGGTCTCCACGGCCTCCACGACACCCATCGCCATCGCGGGCTCGCAGATAACCAGCGGGACGACAGGCACCGGGGATGTGGTCCTCGCGAACTCCCCCACCCTCATCTCCCCGTTCCTCGGGACCCCCAGCGGCGGGATAGCGACCTACTTGACGGGGCTCCCCCTCAACACCGGCGTCATAGGGAGCCTCCCCGTGACCAACCTCAACAGCGGTACGGGGGCAAGCTCGATAACCTTCTGGCGCGGTGATGGCACGTGGTCTGCACCCGCCGGCTCGGGCACCGTGACGACGATAAACACCGGCACCGGCCTGACCGGGGGCCCGATAACCTCCGCGGGCACGATTAGCATTGCAAACACAGCCGTTTCGGCGGCCACTTATGGTTCGTCGTCGGCCGTGCCGGTCATTGCGGTTAATGCGCAGGGCCAGATCACCAGCGCGACTAACACGACAATTAACGCCGTCACGCTGACTACCGGGACGATTTCAACAACCCCATCTAACTCAACCGACATAGCGAACAAGTCCTATGTCGATACGATAGCGCAGGGACTGGATACCAAGGCCTCGGTAGTTGCAGCGACTACGGTAGACATTACGCTATCTGGCACGCAGACGGTAGACGGAATTGCGCTGATTGCGGCTGACAGGTGTCTGGTCAAGAATCAAACCCTGTCGCAGAACAACGGCATCTATGACGTAGCGGCGGGGGCTTGGACTCGCTCGACGGACATGAACACTTGGGCGCAGGTTCCCGGTGCCTATGTATTTGTTGAGACGGGGACTACACAGGCCGACACGGGCTGGGTGTGTACCTCAAACGCTGGCGGGACGCTGGGGACGACTGCAATCACATGGGCGCAGTTCTCTGGCGCCGGGTCGGGCGTCAGTTCGATCACGTTCGGTACGACTGGGCTCACCCCGTCTACCGCTACGACTGGCGCGGTAACTGTCGCGGGGACGTTGGCTGTCGCTAACGGCGGCACAGGGCTTACGGCTGGGACTAGCGGTGGGATTCCCGCTTACACGGCGACTGGAACCATAACGTCCTCGGCGCTCCTTACGCAGTACGGTGTCGTGTACGGCGGTGGCGCGGGCGCTGTCCCGGTCGCTACGGCGGCCGGAACCACGGGTCAGGTATTAACGGCTACGACAAGCGGTGCGCCAACATGGGCGGCACCGGCAACGTCAGGAACGGTAACCAGCGTGACGGGCACCGCGCCGGTTGTAAGCTCGGGGGGCAACACCCCCGCAATCAGCATGCCCGCCGCCACGACCAGCGTCGACGGGTACCTGACCTCGACCAACTGGAACACGTTCAATAACAAGGGAAGTGGCTCCGTCACCAGCGTCGGTTTCACCGGGGGCATTGTCTCGGTGGCCACGGCCACGACGACACCCGCCCTGACCGTCGCTGGAACCTCCGGCGGCGTCCCTTACTTCTCTAGTGCATCGACGTGGGCAACCTCTGCCGTACTTGCTGCCAGTGCGATTGTTATCGGCGGTGGTGCTGGCGTAGCCCCAAGCACTACGACTACGGGTACAGGTGTTGTAACGGCTCTGGGGGTCAACACAGGCTCTGCGGGGGCGTTTGTAGTCAACGGCGGGGCTTTGGGCACACCATCAAGCGGTACGGTCACTAACCTGACTGGAACCGCTTCAATAAACATCAACGGTACGGTAGGTGCAACATCAACAACAACGGGAGCCTTCACAACTGTGGCGGCTACGACTGTGACGGCTACAACTGGTATTTTCGGAGGTACATTCTAAAATGGCACAAACAAACTACACGCCTATCTCGCTGTACTACAGCCCAACCGCTGCGGCGGTCCCCACTTCGGGGAACCTTGTCGCGGGTGAGTTGGCGCTCAATACTACTGACGAGAAACTTTACTTTAAGAACGCTGCGGGGACTGTGAAGCTGCTGGCGTCCAATGCAGTCACGTCCCCTGTCACGACGATTACCTTTGGCTCGACAGGCTTTACGCCATCCACCGCAACGAGCGGGGCGGTGACAGTAGCCGGGACGCTAATTGCTGCGAACGGCGGCACTGGGTTCGCCTCGTACACCGTGGGTGATATTATTTACGCATCAAGTTCGACAGCATTTACTAAGCTATCGGCATCAACGTCTGGTTATATTCTTCAGACAAACGGCGCATCGACTGCCCCCACTTGGGTGGCAAACACGGGCATCTCAACAGGCAAATCTATCGCTATGGCGATGATCTTCGGATTCTAAGGAGCAGTCATGGCAAACCCTAATATTGTCAACGTAACAAATATCAACGGCAACACAGCGTATCTGCTTCCATCTGGCACAAGTGCTGTAGCGACTTGGACGCATAACGGTACGACTGCTCTGACTGGTCTGACTCCAGCTTCGGGAACGGTCAACAAGATCGACAGCATTGTCGTGTCAAACACTACAGGCTCTGCTGCAAGTTGCTCTGTTGCCATAGCAAACAACGCAACCTTTGCAAGTGGAACGGCTTACTACATTGCCTACCAGATCAGCGTACCTGCTAATGCCTCACTGATTGTTACTGACAAGACCACTTCGTTCTATGTGACAGAGAACCAGTCTGTTGGCGTGACTTCAGGAACTGCTAGTGCGCTGACTTATGTAGCCTCCTTTGAAGTAATCACCTAAATGGCAATCCACGGCTTCCCTGCCGGTTTTAAACTAGCCGCGCAGTACACGGTTACTTCATTCACCT